GGCGGTACTGGTGATCAGGTTCATTCTGGAATACCCAAGCCTTGGGCCATCGATTGAAGATCCGCATAGGCAGCCATAGCAAGAAGGCGTATAGCGGTCTGCACACCAGCCTCGCATCGGCAGTTCAACTGCTCGTCGCTCGAATCTTCGTCAGAGCCTTCACGGACGATGGTGTTTTCCATCAGCACATCAGAAAGAATTCCTATGGTGTCCAGGGAGTCGGCGATGCGCTTGGCGACATATGCGTAGTTTTCTACATCGGTCACCGGACACCTCCAGAACTCGCTCCACGATTTGCAGAGTTACCTTTTTGTGGCGCGAGCTTTTCTAACTCATCAGGGTCGAAGGCTTCGCAGAGATCACCACCAATGACCTTTACAAGAAGACCGAGAGAGATGACCGCATGCGCTAAGCCGTCGCGATCAGTCTCATTGATGGCATGGTCAGAGGCATCTGCGCCAAGCAGGTTTCCAATTGATCCGAGGGCGTAGGCAACCCCATATAGGTCACATCCGTGACCGTAGGCGAGCTTGTGGATAGTCATTGGCCGTCCTCCTGTACTCGCGAAGGAAGGCCGCGCTGTACCGACCAGACAAGTGCGCTGGCCGTCTCTGCGAGGAACGCCATAGACGCGACCCCGTCGCAGTAGGCCAGCTCACCGTTGTTCAGGCTGTCGTGAAGGTTTCGGCAGAGCTGACCCAGCCCCGACGAAAGCATGCGGGCAGTTTCAAGCACGTCCTCGGCCGCAGTCCCCGCTGCAACGTTAAAGAGTTGCGCTCCACGATTATCAACAGGTGTGTCATGGAAACCGATTTCCACTGATACGAGCTGTTGCGTTACTGCTGAGGTGGTGCTATTTTTTGGGTGCATGAAATCGTCCTCTAGACGAAGAAGTTCAAAAAAGTCCATTGGCGTGGACTGGTTAAAAAGGCTCGCGGACAGCGGGCCTTTTTGTTGCCTGCGGTTTACCCGCTTAGAAACACGGGCAGGGTGTAAGGTCGGTTCGTTTTCAATGCCGTGTGCTGTTGATAGCCACGTTCTTTTTTTAGAATACTCGAAATATCGTTTTGAAAACTTAGTGTTCCACGCGATTGTTTCACGTAAAAAACACCAACAACAAAAGAAAAAATATACAATAAAAACAGTGATTTATATTCGCATCCTCGAACTGCTATCATCCGTGATACAAAAATCACATTCGTTAACGTCGCCTCGGTGAACCTCAGAGACATAGCCCCTGCTGTAAGCACGAAACGCTGCTTTCCTTCACCGTGCTTGATCAAAACCAGGCCTCCCTGACCGCGATTCACTGCGCAAAATCGATACTGGATGGAATCACAGCATCAATACCGCACTGGCTGAGTTCGGGCATCTGGATCACAATTTCCTCAAGGTCGAGACGGGATTTTTCTCTTTCGCCTCCAGAGGGAAAGCCTTTGAGCTCCAACCCACAAAAAAAACCTGGAAGTCCCTCGGATACAAGAATCACGCGGCCAGACTTCAGCGCTTTACTGATCGCTGCTTGGCTAGCGCCTAGGGCTTTTGCAGCCTCTTCTTGACCTACTTTTTTCACGAATGCGTGTAATTTAATGGGCGTCATGCGCTCACCTGAAATGACTTGTACGCGAAAAGATAACCTGCGGTGTTTTTAAAGTAAACACCTGCGGCTTTTGAATCTCAACACCGATGGTTATAAGATCGTCAGATGAAAAAACGAAAGCTATCCCCTACTGAACTCGCAGAGTGCAACGCGCTCAAGCGCGTTTACACGCAGAAAAAGAGGGAGCTCGGGCTGACGCAGGATAAGGTCGCCGAGGCTCTGGGCATGACTCAAGCAGGCGTGAGCATGTATCTCAATGGGCTTAATGCGCTCAATGTGATGGTGGCGGCCAAATTCTCAAGCCTATTGAAAGAACCTGTTTCGACATTCAGCCCGCGCATTGCGGGGTTGATCGAAAGACTTTCGGTTATCAGCGTAACGACGGATGCAACGCCCGACGATCGCTCAAGCAATTCCGATATTTCGCACGTACGTGCTTGGGACGAACACACGCCGCTTGACGACAATGAGGTCTACGTTCCTTTTCTGAGAGAGGTTGAGCTCGACGCGGGCCTTGGGCGCTATACCATCGAAGAGCATGATCAGTCGATGTTGCGTTTCGCGAAGCGTGACCTTCGCGAAAATGGCGTGCAGTTTTCTAACGCCAGGTGCGTAAGGGTTCGCGGGAATAGCATGTTTCCAGTGCTGCGAGACGGCGCAACAGTGGGGATAAACATCGGCAAAACGTCACTCGGCGAGGTTTCGGACGGCGATCTTTATGCCATCAGCCATAACGGTCACCTCCGGATAAAGCAGGTCTACAGAACACCTACAGGCATACGTTTGCGCAGTTTCAATCGAGAAGAATTCCCGGACGAAGACTACACGTACAGGGACATTGAGGATCAGCAGATCATCCTGCTCGGGCATGTGTTCTGGTGGAGCATGTTTTCCCGCTAAACGATAAAACCAAGTGAAGGCCGCGGAAGCGGTCTTTTTTTTGGCTGTAATAAAACCGCCCAAAATCTTTCTCACCACATTTTATAACCGCAAGTGTTGACATTAAATAAAACCGCGGGTAATTTTATCTTATCGAACCAGCACGGAGCTCACCGCATGACAACCTCAACCATCACATTCGCAGGCTTTACCGGATTTCTTGGCCGGGGTGCAGCTCCGCGCGAGCTGGAATGCCTGATGGCGGTGGCAAGCGGTATGACAAGCAAGGAAGCGGCACGTGACCTGGGCATATCCTCGGGCACGATCGATAAGCGCCTGCTGGCGCTGACCACAAAATTGGGAGTAACCCGCCGCGCAGCACTCGTAGCGGAGGCTTTTAAGCGCGGCCTCATCTCCCCGGCAGCAGTGCTGGCGATCCTGCTGGCCGCACACGGCGCGATCGCCAGCGAACCTATGACGAAGGTTCGACGCAGTGGCGGAAGTGAATCGAAAATGGAATCCCGCATTGCTGCCAGGCGAATGGAAATCTCGCTGGCGGCATAACCCAAACCTAATTTTGCGAAAGCCAAAAATCGCGGCAGGCCCTCGGCTTGCCTGTAGAAACCAAAAGGAGTTACACCATGCTGTGTCTAACCCGTCGCTTCGGCGAATCAATTGTCATTGGCGACAACATCAAAATCACCGTGATCAGTGGCCGCGATGGCCAGATCCGTCTGGGCATTGATGCTCCGGCCGAGCTGGCAGTCGACCGTTCCGAAATCCGCACTGCCAAGTTGGCCAGCCCTCGCACCGGGAGTAATCGCCATGCAGCGGTATGAAGGTGGTAGCCGCGGTGCAGACAAGTTTGTTGTGCGCTTCCCGGGCGACATGCGAAGCGAGGTCGAGCGTGCAGCAGCATCAAGCGACACCAGCATGAACACCGTCGTGATCCGCGCCCTTCGCCTGTACCTGCATGGCCAGGAGCGGCAAGAGCTCTTGCTTGATGCGCTGGCCAAGGCCGCTGCGCACGAAGCTGCAAAGGCTGAGCAGGAGCAGCAGGCATGAGCACACTCAGCCAAGGCCCCCAGCTCCACCTGCGTACCGAGTTCGAGAGCTTGGGCGAGCGTCTGATTCGGTTCGGTCAGGCACTTCAAGACCCGGCCACGACCGTGGGCCAGTTGACTGGCTTGGCCAACTCCTGCGGGATCGCACTCAAGCTGCGCACGGTCGCTGAATCGGGGGCGCGCGATGATGAAGGCTGACGCATCAGTTTCGCCCGCAGTCCCAACCCTGACACGGCAGGAGTAGCAACCAATGCGCTACATGACCATCAGGAAATTCGCCAGCGAGTCTGGCTACAGCGAGGACGCTATCCGCTCGAAAATCCGTGATGGAATTTGGCGGCTTGGCGAAATTTGGTACAGGGCTCCGGATGGCCGGACGCTCATCGACATGGAAGGGTACGAGTCATGGGTAGAGACGGGCGGGGAGTTCGGGCGGTCTCCGATACGAGCATCGAAATCACGTTCATGTATCGGGGCGTCCGGTGCCGCGAGCGCATCACGCTCAAGCCCTCCCCCACTAATCTGAAGAAGGCAGAGCAGCACAAGGCAGCGATCGAGCATGCGATATCGATCGGCGCGTTCGACTACTCAGTGACGTTTCCCGGCTCGCCCAGGGCCGCGAAGTTTGCGCCTGAGGCAAACCGGGAAACAGTGGCAGGCTTCTTGACTCGCTGGCTGGACGGAAAGAAGAGGCACGTATCGAGCAGCACGTTCGCTGGCTATCGCAAGCTCGTGGAGCTGCGCCTTGTGCCTGCTCTGGGCGAGCGCATGGTGGTTGATCTGAAACGGAAAGACGTGCGGGACTGGCTGAGTACCTTGGAAGTCAGCAACAAGACGCTGAGCAACATCCAGAGTTGCCTCAGATCGGCACTGAATGATGCCGCCGAGGAAGAGTTGGTCGAGGTGAATCCGCTGGCAGGGTGGACGTATTCACGCAAAGAGGCGCCAGCCAAGGAAGATGACGTAGACCCTTTCAGTCCGGAAGAGCAGCAGGCCGTGCTGGCGGCGCTCAGTGGCCAGGCACGAAACATGATGCAGTTCGCCCTATGGACTGGCTTGCGCACGAGCGAACTCGTCGCTCTGGACTGGGGGGACATCGACTGGCTGCGCGAGGAAGTGATGGTCAGCCGGGCTATGACGCAAGCTGCAAAGGGTCAAGCCGAGGTGACGAAGACTGCGGCCGGACGCAGAGCCGTAAAGCTCCTGAGGCCGGCGATGGAGGCGTTGAAAGCGCAGAAAGCACATACCTTTCTGGCTGATGCAGAGGTGTTCCAGAATCCTCGTACGCTTCAGCGGTGGGCAGGTGATGGACCTATTCGAAAAACGATGTGGGTTCCGGCAATGAAGAAAGCCGGGGTTAGATATCGCCGCCCTTATCAGACACGCCACACGTATGCGTCGATGATGCTATCTGCTGGAGAACACCCTATGTGGGTTGCAAAGCAGATGGGGCATACTGATTGGACGATGATTGCACGAGTGTATGGTAGGTGGATGCCTCCGACCGATGGGCGCGCAGGCGCTAAAGCGGAGGAGACCTGGGCCCCTCTCGGCGCTGCGGCCCAAAACAAAGGGGCTGTGTGACCAAAATTTCTTACACCATTTCTGATGTCGAATCCGCGACGTCGGCTCGTAATCCTGTCCAAGTCAGACAAATTTGATATTAGCGTTGGGCCGTAGTAGCTTGCAGCCTTGATTTCAAACTGACAGCTAATGGATTAGGATATGATAATAGGACTGCTGCTAAGAAACTATAAATGCTACAACGGCATCAACTATATTCCTATCGCTAAGAATTATCCTTTCAGCGCATATATTGGCGAGAACGGCGCTGGCAAGAGTTCAATACTGGAAGCATTAGACCTATTCTTCAATGGAGGCGTGTGGAATATTAACAATGAGGCCCTTTCAGGCGGCCTGTCAACGAGAACGCCATTTATATGCCCCATATTCCTACTCGAAAAGAAGAAGTGGGCGACGTATGCAAAAACCGCCAAAGAAAAGGAAGTCCTGGCATGCATCTCAGAAATTAGCGATGTGCTGTGGAAAGTCGGCGCAGAGGCATTTAATGCTGCACAGCGCGAGGACGCCGCAAGCTTCATCGCGCACAGAGATAGTTTAACTAGTACAGTCTCAAAGGATCAATACTTCTTGTGTGTTATAGGGCAAGAACATGATTCTACAGAAAAGAAGTACATTTCAATATTCAGTTCATTAGTAGACATTCCCGGGATTGCGATAAAACACTTCCCTACCAACGCGAAGCCTCCTAGCCCACCTGATATTGAGAAAGAACGGTCCATGGCCAAATGCATGGGTGAAATTGTAAAATTTATTGTCTCACAATACAATTATATATACACACCCGCCGAAGTGGATGTTGAAAAATACACAAAAATAGAGAGCAAGTCAGTACAAAAACTTTCAGGCAAAAATATAGAAACGATACTCCGAGGAGTGATCGGGGATGAAACATTAAAGATCATCAACAAAAAACTCTCGACATTTATCGGAGAAATCGAAAGCACCCTAAAAACATACCAATACAAAAGACCGCAAAAAAGACAGTCTAATCTCAACTTTTCGGATATAAGTGCAAAAGTAATTGAAACATACTTCTCGATAAGGGTATTAAACAAATTTGATGGGCAAAACAGAACACCTGTCAGCCAGCTTAGCTCTGGAGAAAAGAAGAAAGCGCTAGTTGATATTGCTCATGCGTTTCTACTCAAAGATCGTGATGTAGCACGTGAAATCGTTTTTGCAATGGACGAGCCGGAAGCATCTCTACACACAGGTGCTATCTTCGAACAATTTGAAAAACTAGCCAATCTGTCCGAAATGGGTATTCAGTGTATCCTCACCACACACTGGTACGGATTTGTACCTACTTTATCGAGAGGTACTGCAATAAACGTATACAAGTACAAGGATAAAATAGCGACGTCGCTAATAGATCTCTCTTTTTACAGAGAAACTATCCGGAAGCAAAAAGAGGCATCCAAAGGACTCTTACCATCAGATATCGGCTTGAAAAGCACAAATGATCTAGTACAAACGATTATGTCGTCACTAAGAAAAAAATTGCCCTACAGCTGGATAATTTGTGAAGGTTCTTCTGAGCGACAGTACTTTGAAAGCTATTTTTCTCAAGAGATAGCCGAGGAAAGACTAAAAATACTACCAGTTGGCGGAGCCAAAGAGGTTAAGAAGTTATTTGACTATCTAGAACTTCCCATAAAAGAAGACAGCAAGGAGATAAGAGGTAAAGTTTTCTGTCTGATCGACACCGACGAGCAGCAGATCGAGTGCAACTGCGCCGACTATCCAAACTTAAAGTTAAGACGTCTACTCGACGTGGACGGAGCAATACAGTTAGTTAAAGGATCTGATAATCGCAAAACTCCTCCAACTGAGATTGAAGACTCTTTGAACGCTGAAGTCTTCATAGAAGCGCTGCTTGCACTTTCAGCCGAAAATTCTGAGATAGCAGAGCTTGTCTCAAAGATAGGCACACCCGACTTCAAACTTTGCGCCCGTTCGGCCTTCGACTGGAGGGCGTCAGAATACAAAAAGTTGAAAAAGATCTTTGATGAAGGAACTTTAAAGTTTGATTTCGCTAGCATATATGTTGAGCAACGAGAGCGGGTTGATCTGGAGGAGATACCAGCCTGGATTGAAGAGATTAGGCGGGAATACATTGATGCCATTCCAGCAATGACAGCAAAATGACAGCTCTGGAACCGTGAAGCCTGGTTTAAAAGGGCTGGATGCGGGTTCAAATCCCCCCGGCTCCACCAT